TTGATGCCGTCTGGTACCAGTATCAGCCATTCCGATTGCAGTATACTCGGTTCTAAAATTATCCGGCTCTTCTCCGACTCTCATGAAATACATCTGCCTCAGACATACAAACAAAGATGGTTTATAATACTGAGAAGGTTTGCGTCTGTATTTCAAGTCTCTCATCTCAATAGCTGACATGAGGTCCGTCAAGAATGCCTTATTAACAGGCTGAGCGTTAACGGCCTGCTCAATCAGCTTTGAAAGTTTACGCCTCGACATTGCCGCTGTTTCCCTCTAGATTATCGTCCTCAAGCAATGCGATAACCTGCGTGACCTTTCCACTGGTTATCTTAATTGCAGCGTCGTGGCCGTACCAAAGTTCAATAGTCTCACCCGGAATGGCATCAATCTGAGCTTTCAACAGAGGAATGTCTACGCAACAAATGAACGGAGCAAAGTCCTTGCTTTCCTGATAAGCAATCAGCTCTACGCTGGAAGACTTCTTGCTGGTTACCTTTACACCCTCTTTCGTAAAGATGAAGTATGCACCGTTCTTGTCATAAGGCTCGATGAACAAAGACAAACGGTCGATAACATTCTGAAGAAGAGTCTTTGGAAGCTTACACATCGAACGAAACTCTTCGTCAAGATAGCCCATAATCTCTTCCACAGGGAATAGATCCTTACCGTCATGCTCTGGACCATGCAGAACGACGTTCGGAGTTTCAAACAGGAAGTATCCATCATTGTAATAGCAGTTGATTTTCTCCTCCGTGTTAAGGCCGAGCAGTTCCATCATTTCAGGAGAGATAAGAACATCTTCTTTCAGAAGTTGCAAATCATTAAAGCAGATTACCTGCTCGTCAGTGGTGATGACACGCTTACCGATATAGTATCCGCACAAGCAAGGAGTGTCGATGGTCTTTGCTATGGCAGCCTTGTTGATGTTGAGAATGTTCTTGATGGAAGTCAAGTTGACAACTTCCGGGTCACCTTTCTTCTCGAACTTATATTCAGGAAACTGAACAAGTCCATCCTCGTCCATGGCAAGAGGGATATTATATGTACCATCACCCTTCACCTCAAGGCTGCTGTCCGTGAGCTTAATGGTGACGGATTCCGAAGTGAGCTTTGCGATGAGTTTGCTAAACAAATCTACCGGAACCACGGCGTACATATCGTCGCCCTTAACCTTGTCGGAAATCACCTTAAGCGTGTTTGCTGTGTCTGTTGTGGTCAACGTCAGCACATTGTCTTTGAGTTCGAAGGCCATAAGGCTTGTAATCGGAAGAAGTTTGTTCTCCGAAGCTCCTTTCGACGCACGAGCTACCATATCCTGGAATTTCTCAGTTGCGATTTTCATCTGTTTCATTAGATTTTCTCTCCTTATTTAATTTTTATATTTTAAACTGTTGAACATTTTGAGCATATTCGTTTTCTTTGGCTTGAACTTTTCGAACAACTTTAAAAGTTATTGGAAGAATTATTATCTCGTAAGTAACTTTTATAAACACATTCATCAACACCATTGGAAATATTTCATTTACAGGAATTACGCCTATAAATGCAATTTGCACGAATAACATAGAATCAACCCATTCTCCACCTATTGACGACAAGATAGCTCTCCATGCAAATCCTTTATTTGTGCTTATATTTCTTTTCATCCTTCGAAAGATTATGTCATTTACAAAATCTCCGACTTGGTATGACACTAAACTCGCTACGACAATCCTAAATGAACCGCCGACCGCAAGTTGAAAATGACTTGCATCGTACCATTCTGGATGCGGTAAATATATAGATACGTTTATACATAATGCCATAACTAGATTCATTAGTGTTGCATACCAAGTGACTCTTCTTGACCATCGATAACCATAAACTTCAGAAAATACATCTGATAAAATATAAGTTATCGGGAACAAAAGATTTCCGGCATCGAATGACCAAGCCCCAAAACTTAACATCTGGTTGGCTAAGATATTCGACATAAGTAAGACTGATACAAATACTACCGTAAGGGTTAGTAGCAAGGGTGATACTCGGGCTTCTAATTTTGATTTTTCTTTCATGATAAATTTCCTTTTTATTTTTATTTTAAGAGAGGATTTCAAAGGGTTACAAAACTCTCTGCCTAACGATGTCTACTCTCAAAAGAGAGTCTTTCTTCTGACCGATGACGGTCTGTAACGATAGTTCTTTGCCCAGTCCAAGAGATACTCGATGTTGAAAAGAATTCTCTGCTTGTAGTCATCAGATAACTCTTTCATCGTGTATCCATGACTTTCAACATATCGCTCAATTTCATGCTGTGCTTCTTTCGGCATCTTCCTGATATGGTCAGGAGCATTGAGTCTTCCAGAGCTGATCGTAACCGAACCGTACTTGGTCATGATGCTTCCGTTTGCTGCGTTAAGAATCCAGCTTGTACTATCCGCTGAAGTAAACGGATATCTTTCCAGTATATGTAGTGATGTCATTCCGAAAGCATGAGTACACACATTCGGATTAGAACTCTTTGCGATAATTTTGAAGCACTTGTCAATGAACTTCTCTTTCTCCTTAACAGGCTGGTCATTCGCAGGAGAGATTCCTATGTATGGAATATGTTCTCCATTCTCGTCTGTCCACTCGAGCATATTCTCAAGCCACTTATAATCCTCACCTTGATGGAATATGGGAAGTAGCTTTTTAGGACTCTTTAACCTTGGCCTCATATACAGATAGTTTTCCCAACTTAGGCGCGGCGCTTCCAATAATTCTTCTCTTGTTTTAGGTTGTCTAAACACTCCAGGTATTTTATCTACCTGTGCAAATATATGCACGTCATCGTCAATACTATTTAAGAATTCTATATATTCATCAACATCCACTTCTGCGCCTCTTGTGTGTGCTGAGAATGCTCCGGAGTCTACAAACAGGTGTCCTTTTGCCTCGCCTCTCTTCCTTGCCTCAATCCAACCATTGATAACGACACGATCGAGCAACTGACTGGCAAGTCTGTTTGCTCCACTCTTTCTCAGAAATGCTTCTGCCACCTTATTCTGACTACCTGCGAAGTAAAGCTGAAATCCAGGAAGTGCTTCTGATTTTTGAACAGGCGTCTTAATATCTTCTTGAGTCTTTTTGGATAGTGGTTCCACTTTGTCACCTCCTAATCTCAAATAGTTTCTTTTTCTTCTCTGCACAGAACCTTGTTGCTGTTCTGTTTCCTGCATCTAAATATTCCAAGATTTCAGGAAGCCAAGTATCAATTCCAAGGTCTTTCGAAGCGTTATAAAGTCGTCTTAACCACTTAATTCTTTCCTGAGTGCTTTGCTCGTCGTATGGTCCAAATTTTACAGGACATTTCAATGCCCAATTTCGTCCGAACTGAAGGACTCTAATTATCGTGTGGTGCGTGTTCTGATTATGAACGAATCTAAGGTGAGGCATTCCGCAAGTGATTGACCGCACGGGATGGATAGAACATACATAGTTACCATCTCTTTCCATCAACCAGTGACAGCGGGTTGTTTCTTTTCTGTCAGGCCACGAGAGTCGTTTAGCATCCTTTTTATTGTCCGGCGGGTGGTAGTAGAACAGAACCTTGTGTCCATTTATCTCAACCGGTTGCTCTCGAATATTATTATTCAGCTCCAAACGAACTTTAGGGTCAAGACCCCATTTTATGAATTCATCATCTTTGACTGACTTCATAAAGTCCATTCCTTCTTGCGTCCAGGCTGTTGATTCGTTCACACAACACCTCCCACACATCACGCAATCATCCTTCCAAAAGAATGCATCTGATAAAGTGACCATCGTAGGAGGAGGAGTTCCAAAGAGTTTACCGTTTAGATATATCGGTTCCTTTGCTACTTTATTGATATAATCTAAAAGTTTAATCGAACTATCGACACTCATATATACCTCCTATACCTCTACTGGATCTCCATACCACACACGAGTGATTTCAGCATCGCATTTCATTGGAACTGTTATCTTCCCCTTTGCAGCTTCTACCATCAATCTCGACAGTTCCGCTGCACATTCCTTTGCATAATCCTCAGGACACTCTGCTATGACTTCATCATGTACTTGCAAGATAAGTTTACATTTCCTCTCCTTCAGAAACTCACTGTTTCCGATAGCAATCATTGCTATCTTCGTGAGATCCGCTGAAGAACCTTGAATAATGGAGTTAATACACTGACGCTCTGCGTCTGCGATTATTCCTCCGTTATCCTTAATGATGATACCTCTTTGTTTGGCTTCCATAATAATGGCTCGTTTATCCTCCACTGACCAAGCCTTTTCGAGTCGTTTGATATACTCTGCTTTGATCTTCTCCGGAACGGCTGTTGATACTTCTTCAGGTGCATCGAATGACAGAGGGTCAAATTCTGCTGGTTGTCCGTCTATCATCTGAAATTCATAAGGTTCAAGAAGTAAATCAGGAAGTCTTCTTTTTCGACCCCAAACGGTTTCCACATACCCAGTCTTTCGAGCCTTTTTCATTGTCTTGTCCATCCACTCACGAACCTTAGGGAATGCATCGTAGAACTGGTCTATGATTTTCTGTGCCTCATTCGTCGAACAATTTAATTGCTCTGCGATGGCTTTTGCACCGCGTCCATACATTATTCCTAAAATAATACTCTTAACAGAGTCTCTGCGTTTTTTACCCTCTGGGTTCACTGTACCATCTGGTCGAAACTCCTTACATTCCTCATAAGGTACTTTATAAATGAAAGAAGCAACCCAGGCGTAAATGTCTTTTCCTTCTTTGTACGCATCAATCAAATTCTGATCGTTACTACAATGAGCAAGAATTCGAGGTTCCTGCTGGGAAAAGTCACAAGAGATGAGAACATGACCTTCTGCGGCGCGAAACATTCTACGAATCTCTTTATTGTGAGATGGAATGTTCTGCATATTTGGATCTGAGGAACTGAACCGACCTGTTGCTGCTCCGTACTGATTGAAAGTACAATGGATTCTTCCTGTCTTTGGATTAACTACCTTCGGAAGTTTATCTACATAAGTTGACAAGAGCTTTGCTGTCTCTCTGTAATCCAAGATTGCTTTTGAAAGCGGAACATTAAGAGCAAGCAAAATATCTTCGCCTGTTCCTCTCGGCTTCTTCGGGTCCGGAGAAGTGAGTCCGAGTATATCGTAGAGGATGATAGCAATCTGCGTCGGGCTGTTTATGGAAATAGGGTCGGACAATTTATGGTTCGGATTCTTTGCTTTATACCTTTCGATCTCCTCTGAATACATCGAAAGCACTTCGTAGAATTTAGCTTCTCTTTCTTTCAGAATAGCATTGTACTTATCCGAAAGCTGTTGAGCAAATTCCACATCCAGAGTAATACCGGTATTTTCCATATCAGCAACAATAGGGATAAGAGGCATCTCTATGTTTCTGAATACTTCAAACGGTCCTGGTAAATTCCTTCTGTTGAGATACTGCTTCTGGAATTCATACAGTTCCCAAGTCTTAATTGCGTCACCTGCTGCATACAGATAACCGACTGAGATAGGAATCTGAGTGAATGGAATGCCTTCAAACAGTTTCTCATATGTGAGAGCCTCAGTGTCTTGAGTTTTACAATACTTTAGATGCAGGTCTTTCAACGCTGCTGATTCATTTTCGTTGAGACACTTTGCAGCAAGCATAGTATCCCAATAGCAACTGACCGTTACATTGAGTTTGTTGAAGAGAACTCTTATATCAAACTTGGCATTGTGCATAATCCACTTGACGCCAGCGTCTTCACATTCCTGTAGGCACTTTCGAACGACGCTGTCTTCAACCTGATCTGCTGACTCCGCTCCTGTCACATAACTGATATGATGCATCGGTATGTAGGCAGGTTTCTGTCCAGGAGTATATAAACAGACTCCAGCAAGAGTACACAAAATGGGATCAAGGGAGTCTGTCTCCGTATCTAATGCTCCGAACCCGTTTTTCATAATGGCTCTGAAATAATCTACAACAGAAGCTTCGTCTCTGAGTAAAAGGTACTGGTCTGCGTACTTACCGAGTTTGGTAGAGACGACGGCGGAGATAGTAGATATTTTATCATATATCCCCTTACCGTCGCCTCTTACCGTCGATGGCACAGTCTGTGACCTAGATGCTTTGGAAACAATAGCGGAATCAGACTGTCTGGTTGCTCGTGGAGGTAAACTCTTGAGCAATCCAGCCATCTAGAAAACCTCCTTGTCCGTTCCTCTCCAACTGCTCCTTGCCGGACCTCTTGCAGGTGCAGAATCCTCTTCGTGTACTGCAGAAGCACCTCTACGAGATATACCACCACGAGATACACCACCGCGAGGTGCAGGAGCAGGCTCTTCAGTTCGTCTTGCTGCAGGAGCACCACGTCTTATAGGCTCCGGCTCTGTGAGTGCTGTATCTTCTATTGCAAGGAAGCTACCTGTCTCCAAATAGACCTCCATCTCTTCTGCAGTCTTTTGAAGAATGACGCTACCGAGAAGTTCAGGTCTCTCAATCTCTGTGAGGTCTACAGGGTCGACTCGATCCATCGGATAGATTTCATATCGGGTTGCCATGTCGCCAGGTTTGCCGTTTCTTTCAATCTCGAATACATAATTTGAAAGAGGCTGATAACGATTGCAAAGACTCCGAAGTTTGATGATAAAGTTCCTGCCTCTCTCCCAAATCTTGACCTTATTGTCATCGTGCTGATACATGATGACGAAATAAACAGGTCTGACAGGAATTCCCGCTGCACAGAACGGACACTTGTCGATGGGTTCGTCATATGTGCGCAGACAATCGACATACCTTTCTTTGTCTCCGATTTTAACCCTGTGACATGCGAATACATCCAGGTCATCTAAGGTGTTCATCATAAACTGGACACGAGCGACATCTTTGTCGTTCTTCAACGAGAACCATTCCCCGTTGAGGCTGGTTTGATAATTTTCACAGTCACTTAAGCTAATTCTTGGCATAGTGATTTCTCCTTTTCAATAATTTTTAGTTTTTAATATATAATAGATTATTCTGCGTCATTATTTTCTTCTTCTTTCTGTCTGTAGAACAATCCATCTACGATGATTGTCTTCATAAGCGGAGTCTGTGTAATATCCGTGAATACGAACTTGGCTCTGAGTGACCATCCCCACTCTTTCGGAAACACTTTATCTGCACGCTTGAGGTTATCAGGTGTCAAAGACTTTGGATGACAGAGAACAGTGAATCGTCTCTTTGCTGTAGTACACTCGAAAACATTCCAACCGTTATACTTGATAATGTCTCTGTTATTCTTCTCGTCGTATGTGATGTCAAGATGCTGGTTCGCCTGTTCCTTAACAAGAGAAAGGAACTTCTCACGAAGAAGTTCACCAACTCCGGGTGGTCCTGCTGGAAGAGATTTATCTTTCTCGTCAATCTTCTTTTTCTCTTTCTTTTCTTCCTTTTCGGGTTCCTTGATAGTCTCTTCTTCAGCAGGCTTATCCTGAGGGACGATAGTGTACCATCTCAAGAAGGTATTTTCAGTTACCGCTTTGATAGCATCGCCTGTCTTAATTAAGATAGTCGTGTCATCTTGACCGACGACAGTACCTATAGTACCATTCCGCTTGTTGAACACTTCCAGGTTCATATAGTTTCGTCTCATGGCATTCTCCTTTTTAACTGATTATCATTCATTGACCTCCATTCTTGCTCCGCAATGACAATGCGGATAGCTTTTTGCAGGATTAACCAACCCGGTTATTATCTGCCTATCACACTCAGAGCACTTATATCTCGCTGTAGTAGCGTAACGCCTTATCAGCACCCACTGCCCGGTCGATAAACCCTCTTTACACATCGCATTGATTAAATCCAGTATTTCGTCTTGC